GACCTTGAATACTTATTTGTAGATGAAGCCCAAGACTTATCTCCACTACAGTGGAAAGTCGTGGATCAACTAAGTATTGGAGTTAAACAAGTTTATATTGCTGGTGACGACAAACAAAGTATCTACAAGTTCTCAGGTGGTGACCCCGCATCTTTAATTAACAGAAAGGGTGATCGCAGTATCCTTGACACCAGTTACAGATTACCCGAGCCAGTACTCAACTATGCAGAAGAGATTGCAGAACGCATCTCAGAGAAACAAGATTACACAGTTCAATCTGTTAAACCTGAAGGCAGCGTTACTCACATCAAAGGAATCAGAGACTTAGACTTTTCAAATGGTTCGTGGTTGCTACTATGTCGCAATAGAGCATTTCTACCATACTACGAGCACGAGCTCATTAAGAAACGTCAGCTCTTTATATCTGGCGGTGACTGCAGCTTATTTGACGCTGAGACAATTAAGATGATCAAGCTATGGGAACAGTTGCGTCAGGGCTACAAGCTTGCTGTGCGTGACCTGAAGGTGCTTTACAGAAAGTATTTACCATCAGGTGTGGCAGTAGCACGAGGTTCTAAGAAGATTATGGACAGCCTTCCTGAGCTAGAGATGTTTGATAAGCACGAGCTCTCTACAAATTACGGCTTAAGAACAACAGTTTCTTGGGATAATATATTTAAATTGTCAGACACTACAAAAGACATCTTACTCAAAGCTGAGAAGGATGGGTGCTTAGAAGAAGTTCAAGTGGAAATTAACACAATACACGCTGTCAAAGGTAGGGAAGCTGACAATGTTGTCATACTTCCTGACCTTGTTGAAATGACAAGCAAAGCATATGCTAAAGATCCTGACAACGAGCACCGTGTTTTTTATGTTGCAGTGACCCGTGCAATGCGTAATTTATATATACATCACCCGCTCACAACTCGCTTTTATGAAATGCCATGACTCTTGAAGAAATACTAAATGAATTGCTCGATATTGCCAATGAACACGGAGGTGATCTCGAAACAAACATTGATAATGTAGTAAGTAGCCCCAATGAAGAAGGCTCTAAAAAAGAAATTTCAGTTATAATTAAAATTAAACCATGAGTTATTTAACAACAGCAGAACAACGAAGCTCATTTATGCAGTGGGCTGCTCAGCGAATAGCAAAAGAAGTAGAAGAGAATGAAAGAATTGAAAAGCTTACAGGCAGTAGAGATATACTACCTCAAAAATTTTCACTTACTGACGGTCGCTTAACTAAACAACAGAAACTACACTTAATTAAAGCCATTGATGAACAGCGAGATGTGGGTGTAGCCACTCCTAAAGCTGCAAAAATATACGGAATTCACCACTGTACATATTCAAAATGGAGAAGGATGTATGGCTTAGGCAGATATGTAAAAAAATGAATTATAAAACAACACCTTTAAAACACCAAGAGTCTGCTCTTGGTAGATTTGTTGACCAACCATACGGAGCTTTGTTCTGTGAAATGGGTACTGGTAAGACAAAGATTATGCTAGATATACTGGGTAACAATGATTCCCAAGATATACTAGTTGCAGCTCCCAATGGATTACATTTTAACTGGGGAGCTATTGAAATACCCAAACACTTTCCCAATGAAGATTGTGAAGTCTACACTTGGAGGGGTATGCCCACAAGTAAGGTTCGTAAACAAGACTTAAAGCATTTTATAAAATGTGAAGCTAAGTACAGGTTCTTGCTTATCAATGTAGAGGCACTCAGAACAAAAAATGGTTATGGACTTGCAGAGAACTTTCTTGCATCAGATAGAAACAAGCAATTTGTAATTGACGAATCTACCTGTATTAAAAATCCCAAAGCACAGCAAACAAGGTCTGTATTAAAGTTAGCTCAGATGTGCCACAAGAGGTGGATACTGAACGGCACTCCAATCACACAAGGTCCTTTGGATCTGTTTAGTCAGTGTAAGTTCTTATCTAGAGATGCCATACCATACAGTACATATACAGCATTTAAACATAAGTTTGCTGTAGAGACTACAATGACAATGGGTCAGAGAAGCTTCAATAAAATTATTGGGTATCAAAATTTAGAAGAGTTAACAAAGCTCTTAGAACCATTTAGCTTACGGTTAGAGAAGAAAGATTGTTTGGATTTACCAGACAAGACATTTACTACTATGGCTGTTGAGTTAGAAACTGAACAAGAACAAGTGTACAAAAGAATGAAGGACGATTGTATTGTTGAATTTGAATCAGGCAATATAGTTACGGCGACAATGGCTCTGACCAAGTTGGTTAAGTTACATCAAATCCTTACTGGGTTCGTAATGACTGACGATGGTCAAGCTGTTTCGCTTAAAAATAATAGAATCAAAGCCTTGTTACAAATAGCTGAGACAAGCCAACCATTGGTCATCTTTTGTGCATACAAACAGAATGTTCTACAAGTCGAAGAAGCTTTGTCCGAAGTATATGGTAAAGACAGCGTTGTAGTTTACAGCGGTGACACAGCATCTACAAACAGAACAGAAGCTATTCGTAAGTTCCAAGATGGTGAAGCTAAGTTCTTTATTGGTACATCTGCTGCAGCCAAAGGTTTGACATTACACCGTGCTTCAACGATGGTATATTACTCAAATAATTACAGTCTGGAAACTAGGTTACAAAGTCAGGATCGTATACACCGCATTGGTCAGAATCACAAATGCACATACATTGACCTTGTAGTTCCTCAGTCTCTAGACGAATCAATCCTTAAACGATTACTTCAAAAGAAAGAACTCTCTAGTGAAGTACTTGATAACCTTATAGATCTAATTAAACAATAATGTCAGATATATTCGCAAAGCAAACAGAACAAATACTAGCCGAGGGCTTAAGAGCAGTCACCGCAGCATGTGAAGCTCTTACAGAACAAAATAAAGTCCTAAATAAAGATATTGACGGACTAAAAAATAAAGTTAATAAATTAGAAGATAAACTCTTACTGAATAATTAATGGCTAAAACACCCAGAACCAAACAGCAGGTCGTTAAAGAATACGCAGCAGCGTTTCCTGCTTCTGGAAATTTAACTTTAGCTAAACATATATGCAAAGAGAACCCAAATTTATTCCCCACCCTTGATGCAGCCCGATCCGCAGTACGCCATGTTCGGGGCAATAATGGTAAAATAAGCAGAGAAAGAGCTCTCCCAGAACTTATGAAAAAAAATGGTAAAGCAGGGGAGTATAAGATCCCCAAATCACTCGTACCTAAAAAACGCATAGTACGAATTCCTGACGGAAAAACATTATTGTTATCTGACATCCACCTGCCCTTCCACGATGTAGAAGCTGTAGAGTGTGCCTTAAGTCACTGTGAAGATCCTACTAATATTATACTTAACGGCGACACCGTAGACTTCTACGCAACCAGTCGCTGGGAATCTGACCCCAACAATCGTGACCTAGCAGGAGAGCTACAAGCTAGTCGTCAGTTCCTAATGCACCTGCGTGAGCGTTTTCCAAAGGCTAACATCTTCTTTAAGATTGGTAACCACGAAGAGCGTTGGGAGAAGTTCCTGTGGCGTAAAGCTCCTGAGTTATGTGGTGTGCCTGACTTTAAACTAGAAAAGCTGCTCCGCTTTGAAGACCTTGACATCCAAGAGATTGGCGGTCGTCAGCTAACAAAAGCTGGTGGTCTGTGGATACTACACGGACACGAGTTCTTTAATACTTTTGACCCAGTAAACTTTGCTCGTACATTGCAAGTTAAGACAGGCGTATCTACAATTGCTGGTCACAAGCACAAGACCAGTCAGCATTCAGTCAAATCTATGGACAACAATACAATTGCCTGTTGGTCAGTCGGTTGCTTGTGTGACCTAGAACCTGATTACATGCCAGTCAACCAATGGAACTTAGGCTTTGCTGAGATTACCCACAAGGGTAAGAAGTTCGAAGTCAATAACTACCGCATCATTGACGGTGAAGCTTATCGTTAAGATACTTTGTACAAAGACAAAAGTACTCTAGAAAAGGTTATAGACCCAGTATAATCAACTGACCCGTACCGAAGAATACCTCCAGTAATAGTTATAAGACCAGTTAGTCCGTTAGATGTAACACCACTATTCCACCCACTCCCCTGTTTAATACGTAAATCATTTAAAAACAACTGGTTTCGGTAATCTAAAACTGGAGCATAGGGTAATGAGTATATATACGTTCCATTAGGAAGGCTTACACTCTCCGCACCCACCGTAATATCTAAGCTTGAAACCGCTGATAACACAGGAGTATAATCTTTAACACTGGCACTATTAGTGTTATTTACGTGGTTATTAAAAACTACCATAACAGTTCCCAATGCATTGTTATTTACATAGTCTACAACAGCAGCACTCGTGGGAACAGCATCATCAGTAGCTGTTAACCCATCATTAGAAGTTTCTAAAGCAGACCCTGCAAATGATTCTGTAGTAATAGAAGCACCTGCAGACACTTGAGTATCTACGTATGTTTTAATAGCACCGCTCTCAACTAAGTTCTGAGTGTTGTCGACAACTGTAGCTGGAGCATGAGCTTTATTTAAAGCTGATTCAATTTGAGTTGCCGTAAGATTTATTTCGTAATTTGCCATAATTAATCGTTAACCAAAAGTTTTATATTCACTAGCCCACTTTTGTAAGAGTAACAACTATATTGCTTATAGTAATGTTGTTACCATATCCTATTATAGTCATATAAAGGCTGCTCATTGATGCAAAACCAGTCCTCTCCACTACAGTTCTGTTATCGTTCCAGTTTTCTGCCAAGCGTAAGTTATTATTTAAAAATATTTCTTGTCTAATAGCTAAAGTAGGAAAGTTACCAGAAACATTATATACGTATGTACCGCTTGGTATGGCTATAGTAGTGCCGTTACTAGTAGCATTTCCAGATACTACAGTAGCGGTTGGAAGCAACCCTGACTGCCCAGCATACCCACTAGTTGACCCACTAAAACTAGCAACAATTACAGTGCTAGCAGAACCTACTGAAGTATCAACATAATTTTTAACAGCAGCACTAGTCGGAACAGCATCATCAGTAGCTGTTAACCCGTCAGTAGAATCTTCTAAGGCTGATGGAGCAAATGATGCTGTAGTAATAGAAGCACCTGCAGATACTTGAGTATCTACATATGTTTTAACACCACCACTCTGAACTAAGTTCTGACTATTAGGAGTGGGGGTTGCGTCAGGAGATTCTGCTTTGTTTAGGATCTGCTGTATTTCCGACGCAGTTTGATTTATTACAAAATTAGCCATAAATTAACATTTCCATTTTCTAAGTGCAAGAGCTTTACGGGTTGGGCGACCCTTTGAATCTTTCATAGGTCCTTTGACTCCACCCATCCTTGCACAGAATGAACGGCGACGCTTAGCTGCTTTTGAGCCTCGCTTCACTTTACCAGTAACAGGTCGTTTAAGATTAGCACCTGTCTTTCTTTTAAAATATGCTCTACCTTTGGCAGTTAAGCCTCCAGTTTTACTTTTATGTTCTTTCCTCATTTTTTATTTCTTTTTAATGATCTTACTCTACGAGGTTTACCCGCAGGTTGTCCAATCTTTTTTTTCTCAGAAATTCTGCTACGTTTCTCGGACTTAGTCATCTCCCCCGAGGTCTTAGGAGTTTTAGAGTTTACACGTTTCGTTGGTCGGCAGTACGGAGTTCCTCGTTTCTCGCCTTTTTGACGACCGCAAGCTTTGCCAGTTCGGACATCTTTCCAGTCTTCTTTGAACCAACGACGTAGACTCACTTCTTACCTTTCTTATAGCCAGAAGCTACCTTCTTCTTACCTCCTGCGTCTGGCTTTTTACCCTTGCACACTTGCACAGCGTAACCGTTGGCATACGCAGAAGGGTATACCTTATACTTACGCTTTGCAGCTGCTTTACCTCGTGCACATAATTTACCCATTACTTTTTCTTTTTAAATGGTTTAAGTACTTTCTTTTTCTTAGGTGGGCGACCTACTTTAGACCCATATGTTCCTTTTCCGTATGGCATAGTATTATTTAATTTGAGATGAACCAAAGTAGAAGCCTACGATGGCTAAGGCAGTTTGCCTAATTTCTGGTAGAATAACAAAGCCTTGAATGGTTTCCCACTTAACACCTTTAAAGAGTCCTAAAAAGCCTCCTGTGTCCCGAGCTACGCTGACACCAACATCAGTCCACGCAAAGACAAATGGGGCTACTACAATTGCAAAGACAGTA